ACTGGTGTTGATATTACTGGCATTACTACATCAACTGGTTTTAGTGGAAAAATTCATCCTGTTAATGGAACAACCACAAACTATTTGTCTTTAAAAGATACTAACGAGCTTAACTTTTATGACACTAGTGATGCTAGTTTACAGCTACATATTAACTATGATGGTGGTAATTTAGATTTATGTGCTGGTAGGGTACTCATTACTCATGGTGGTGCTATTGAGTTTAATGGAGATATAGTAGCAGATCAGCATTTACGGCTAAGAACTACAGATGACCAAGCAAACCAATGGTATCTATACACTTACACTGATGATACTTTTCGTATTAATTACAATGGTGCAGGAGATGACGAACTTACAATACTCACTGATGGTAAAGTTGGTATTGGTCTAACTGCTCCTACCGCCAAACTTCATGTTTCGGTTGCTGATACAGAGGAATTTTTTAAAGCAACAATATCAGGAAACGAAGCATGGGCATGGAAAGGCATGTCCGGATCTGGAGTGGTAGACTATGTATCATTTGGTATATCTGGTGGTACACAATGTATGGTATGGCAAGAAGATGGCGCAGTTGGTATTGGTAATACTGCTCCAACTTGTCCTTTAGATGTTACTGGTGAAATACGTGCATCCAATGATGTTACTGCGTTTTATTCATCTGATAGAAATTTAAAAGAAAACATAGAAGTTATTGCAGATCCACTAGGAAAAATTACTGCTATGCGTGGCGTGATGTTTGATTGGACTGATGAACATATTCAGTCAAGAGGCGGTGAAGATGGTTATTTTGTACGTAAACATGACATTGGTGTTATTGCTCAAGAAGTTGAAGAAGTATTACCAGAAGTGGTACGTGAAAGAGATGACGGAACTAAAGCAGTTGATTATCAAAAAATGGTAGCATTATTGATAGAAGGTATGAAAGAACAACAAGAACAAATAAATCGCTTGACAGAACAAGTAAGTTCTATTATAACTAATAGTAGCGAGAAATAAAGTATGGCATTACCAGCAACAGGAGCCCAGATATCGATGAGCACCGTGTTCTCATTTTTAAATATACCTGGCTCCGGAACAAATAATCAGCTAAGTGGAACTCTAGGTGCATTTATTTCACCTAGTGTAACAGCTAATACAAAACTTAGTGCTACATTTGGTGGTTGGCAAAATGGTAACGCAACAGGCGCAAGTCCATAATAAACATCTTACTTAAAGGTATAAAAAGATATATACTTTTAGCACATTGTAAAACCATTAGGAGGTAAAACATGGCAGAGAAATCTATAGTAGATACAGCGGTAATTCACCGTACTAGATACGAGATAGAAAATTTCGTATTAGGGGAACATCCCCACCCAGCAAGACAGGCACAACTGTTAATCAATGAAATCCGTTACGTACAAACGCAGATTGAAATTAATAGTGGTAAACATGTTAAAGCTGGTTTAGAAGCAGAGCTTAAAATTTTAAATGAAATCCTTGCAGATATGAGCGAGAAGCATGATGTTCCTTCATTATTAGAAAATATAGAAACATACGAAGAACAATATTGGGTAGACAGACTTGCACGTATGGCGGCAATTGATATTTTAACTATTGGTAAAATACAACCAGATCATATGAATCGTATCGCGGCATTAAACGATACTGCATTTGCTAATTGTGTTAAAACAACTGCAAATCTAGCTAAACTGTTAAATGATGGTGTTGTACAAGCAGAACGTCAACTTTCGCAGGATATGGTCCCTCAGGAAATGATGTAGGAGAAACACATGGTAAGTGTTCCTTCAGCTTATGTAAACAACGACGGTTATAGAATTGCTATATGTGTTCCTGTAATGGATCAATGTAGTACGTTGTTTACTAGAAGTTTAGCTAATCTTATGCATAAGTGTGGACAAGATAAAAAACTAGTTACATTGCATATGAATTATGGCAGTAATGTTATCTCACAAAGAGATGCTCTTGCAAGAGAAGCATTAGCAACTTCAGCAGATTTTTTAATGTGGTTAGATAGTGATATGCATTTTCCTAGCAATACAATAGATAATCTGTTAAATAGAAAAGCTAGACTAGTTGGCGTACCTTATACAACTAGAGTTAAGCCTATTAGAAGTACTGCATTTAGAAGTACAATGGATTATAATGCTAGGCTTAACAAATCAATTGATGGTGGTTTAGAAAAAGTAGCCGCACTTGGTTTTGGTTGTGTACTAATACATAGGGAAGTTTTTGAAAAAATGGAATCTATGGAATATAGAAGTAAATTTGACAAAACAGATGCTCCATGGTTTGGAGTAAAATATGATGTCGAATCTAAATCTGTGATGGGAGAAGATATTTACTTTTTTGAAAAAGCCGCGGACGCCGGTTTTCAAGCATACGCAGATTTTGAACTTGCACAAAGTATTGCTCATATAGGTAGCAAAGCATATACTTTAGAGGATATAGAAGAATGAATAGTGAAGACTTAATGTGGAGACCAGACTGGAAGGATAAATTTGATCCTGCCTATTTTAATAAAGTGCAAATAGAAACACAAGTATCTCCATGGAACCGTCTATTAAAACGTATAGTTCATCCATTTCCTAAAATATTTTTAGAAGATATTGATGATATGGAAACAATTAATGCCATGGCGTTAGGTTATGCTGATGAAGTTAGTCATTTGTGGGCAGTAAATGAAAACTATCCAATAGCAGAGGACTTTCCGTGGCATTGGAGACCTGGTAATACAGATAACAATTACATATATGAATTTCCTGTAGTCAGTCATAGAAGTAAACGACCGTTAGGTTGGGACGTAGTAAGATTAGTACCTACTAACGGTATGGCAAAAGGCACTATTCGTAGTAGAATTATTGCTGGCTATGTTGACACAGAATTTGATATTTGCTTCATTAGCTATCACGAAGCTGAAGCAGATCGTAATTTCCTTCGCCTTAGCGAAAAATATCCGGAAGCCCGGCATATTAAAAATGTTAAAGGTATTGGAAATGCATACAAAGAAGCTGGACAAACCAGCCAAAGTGAAATGGTATGGATAGTAGACGCAGACGCAATAATTTTAGACCACTTTCGATTTGATTTTGTGCCTCCTAAAAGCAAACGAAAGAACACAACTTATTGCTGGCGTGCCCGTAATCCGATAAATGGACTGGAATACGGATTTGGCGCAGTAAAATTATTCCCTCGCAAACAGTTGATGGAACTAGGTAATAAAATGCCCGATTTTAGTACCAATGTATCGTTCTTTCAACCAGTAGATCAGGTTAGTAATATAACTGCCTTTAATAAAGATCCATACCGAACTTGGAGAGCCGCTTATAGAGAATGTGCTAAATTATCTAGTAACATTATCTCAAACAGTAAGGTTGACGAAAATACTGAACGTTTAGATGCTTGGATGAACATCGATAATGGTGCTCGATTTGGAAGATACGCATTGCGTGGAGCCAAAGACGGTGCCGCTTATGGAAAAAAACATGCAGGAAGTCCAGACCAACTCGCAAAAATCAACGACTTTGATTGGCTTAAAACACAATTTTTAAGTTCAATGAAAAAGAAACTAACTGTTTAAGCTAGAGATCCAATCGGGACCATTTGTATTAGAATTTCTTTTATAGATGGTCCCAATTTTTTTGACCATAGTTTTATCATACAAAATATTTTTACTACCGGGGTGTAATGGTCTAGGCCAATTACCTAGTTTAACCCAACAGTAACCATCGCTTTCATTATTAAGCAACGGTATAAATTCTTCATACACAGCAACAACAAAACTATTATAAGTAAACTCACTATTTTTGCTAGTAAAAATATGTAATGGATGTACCTTTTGTACATCGGGTAGAATACCTATTTCTTCTTCTAATTCACGTAGTAATGTTTCAATAGGTCGTTCATTGGCTTCTGCTTTGCCTCCCCAAAAGGCCCATGTTCTAGGATGTGTATTATTTTGGCTTCTTTGTTGTAAGCAAACTCTACCTGTATCAAGTGCAAGAAGCAAACAACCACTTGCTTGTATCAAATGAATATTCTCCAAAACCCTGGTTTATGTTTTGCTTGCCAAGCATGTGTCCAAATTTCATTAGACCCATTATAAAAATATAATTGGCTATCAGCTGTATTAGTTACATATTGTGCAGTAGATCCGTTTGCACTAGCATCAAAGCTAACCTCCCAACCAAATCCATTATTTTGAATAATATCACCTTTTCCAGCAATACTGGCCCAAACTGATGAATTATTATTGGTTGTTTTATCAGTTAATATATATCGTTGTCCTGCGGCCGCCGCCGGCAATGTACCATCTCCTGGATAGTTAACATTTGGATTTACAATTCTATCTACAGCGGTTTGTGTAGTTGCAGGAAGTGTACTATCATCTATTGTAAATGTTAAGTGATTAACATTTCCAGCATCATATGCAATAGTACCAATTACATCACTATCGTCGTCATCTGGTGTACCTGCTAAACGTAATCTAAGTTGACTATAACCACTGTTTATTCTACCTATAGGTGCTAATATTGTTTCCCAATTAAGTGTATTCCCGTCGCTGTCTATAGTAGTTCCGTCTTGATTAGTAATTTTAACAGTAGTAGCATCTGTAACTTCTATCCAATACTGACTAGGAGTTATAACTGTATAACTTAAACTATCATAAGTGTAGCTTTTCTTTTGTTGAAACAGATCAACTTGATCTGCATCCATTGTATACAGTTGAGTAAGAATAGTATGTATGAGTTTGCTTCTGTTAAATTTGGCAGGTGGTGTTAGATAAATCATGCTTCTAAATTGAAGTGTTCCTATATCAATAATATCTTCAGTTCCGATTGGTTGACTTCTACTACTAAATTGTATTCCTGATAGTTCATTATAACTTAATGCCGTCCAATCAAATGGATTTTTACTACTATGTAAATCTATCAATGGATCAAACAAAATAAGCAACTGTTCCATTAATTGTAACTTTTGATCTGTATTACTTGTCCATACATCTACATTAATATCTAAGATGTAAGGAACTGGAGCAGTCTTAGTAATTTGGTATGTATTTCCAGGATCGGTTGTATAGTCACCTGTTGCTGAATTAAAGTCTTTTTCGTATATTGTTTCTCGTTTTTGAAATCCGGCATGCATTCTTCTACTTGGATCTTGTGACATGCCTGTAATATAACAAGTAATTTGTGGCACACTTAGCATTTTGTTTTCTGAATTTTCACGCATAATAGTTGCCGCCATACGTGTTGGATCACCATACTTTGCTGGCACAGTTCTATATATAGGATCACCGTCATCATTTTCTCCAATTTGTACACTAAAATTACTAAACATTCGTACGAATTGAATTAAATGTCTTCTTATTTGTTTATCATAAAAGTATTGCATTACGTTGTCTTCTTAGTTTTTGCTACATCGTGTAAGGATTGCCTTACATCAAAATCTTCATTTTCTACACTATCTCTTCCTAGTTGATTTACAAATTCTTCAACAGAACCAAATGTGTTTCTATCCCAAGTAGACTTAGAAATATTATCATATAGTCTAACCCATTTTGCACCACGCCTAACAAATAATCTATTAGGATCAAAGTCTGTACGTAAAAAGTAATCACCTTGATTAGGTGAAGCAGGAAAACTTAATCCACTTGCAAGTGTTTCACCATAAGAATAATCTTGACTAGGATTTGCATTATCTGCTGTAGTATATAAATGATCAGTATTGTAATTACCTCCACCAGATGCTTCAGCTTCTTCGGATATTTTCTTGTTAATATCCATTTCTTGATTGTATGTACTAACAAGACTTGCAAGACTGTCTTCATCTTCGTTGCTACCAAGTAAGTTACTGTACTCTTGTGCATCATTAAGTGGTGCTAACTTAACTCTCCATATATGTGGATACCATGTTTGTGAAAAGCCTTCACTACCACGAGCGGCATCTGTTACACTATAAAACTTTGGTATTGGTGCTTTACTTTGATCTAGTGCTAATTCATCTAATAAGTGTGGTAATTCTATAACATCACCCGACATTAATCTACGGCCCATTTTTGTAATCATATCATTCATATGGAATGTCATAAACAATGTATCATTTGTTAAAAATAAACCAAACTGCGATAAGTCAAAGTCTGTATCTGCTACATTGTATACACCACGTAATTCGTATATATCAGGATCATATACCCTGTCTCTATTTTCTAAAAATAAAACATCTTGTACATCTAATTCACTTAGGTCGGGTTCTAAGTTAGTAAGGTTACCATCAGCATCGGTGGTACTAGTATCAGTATACTTAGGCTGGGTTTTGTCATTCTGATCCACTACATCTTGTGGTCCAATATATTTGTGTACAATGACACCCACACCACCTATATCAAATTGTTCACGAATTTGCCGATCCATAAAATAAAAATCGTTTGTTTTAGTAGGTTTATAAAGTGTTAATCTAGGCATGAGCTTCTTCCTTATTAGCATTTACTAAGCCATATAATATATCTTCTAATAGGTTTCTTTGCACTCCTACTTGATTAGTAGATAGTACATCTATATCCTCTTGATCTGGAGTGCTTGATTCTAATACTCGTAATAACATATGAGCTTTATCTTCTTCTGTCCAGTCATTTTGTCCTTGATGAATGCCAATACTACCAAAATCATATGATTTAATATTGTCTTCGTTGATATTAGCTAATGGTTTATTGTATAACATAAATTCGTTTGTGGCATGATCTAAATCTAATATCATAGGAGATATATCCCAATCATCATTTACTTCTGTTAGATGATTTGGTGATGCTACATAATGGATACTGTCTTTGTTTTTCATAAGTGTTAATATATTATTTAACCCTTCTCCTTTGAATTGATTTATATATTCATAAGTTTCTATACGTTCACCTACCAATATTGGTAATCGTAATAAAATTAAATGTCTAAATCCTTCTGACTTAAAATGTTTAAGAAAATCTCTAGGATCTTTACTTCCATGTGCTATACTTCCGTCTGGTTTAAACTCAATAGAAATTTCTCTACTTAAATCTGAGCCGTAGCAAGTACCAAGCCAGGCTGTATTTTCTTTAGTAATACCTAACTTGGATAACTGAACTTCAGTTACTCGTTTTAAAACTCTGCCTAGTTTATTATATACAGTAAAGTTATAGTTTTCAGATAACCCCCAAATAATAGCACCTGTTTTCATTTAGAATTCTCCATATACTGTATTTACCGATTGACAAAACTAACTAGTATTGTTATAATTATAGAAACATTAATAGGAGGCATCTATGGCTAGTGGAGTTAAAATTAGAAAAAAGAAGAAATCATCAGCACCTAGACGAGGTACTAGAGGTTTACAAGCACCTAGTTTTGAAGGTTGGGAAAACCTTGATGGTGCAAAGTATTCTAGATTAAAATCTTCAGTACATGATTTTTACTATATGAATTTTAAATATAGTGACAATGTAGAACACACATTTACATGGATGAAGCAAAACGGCTATACTAAAGATGATATTGCTAGTGTAAGAAAAGCTGGCAAGTTTCAAATAGTGCTGGGTATTAATTGTAAGTTATTGTTAGACGGTTGTCCTGATTACAATGAAAAAGAACAAGAGTATTGGCAGTCATGCCCAGGCACATCTGGTGATATTAAACCAATGACAGAATGGATTACTAAACGTATAGCAGAATTAATTGAAACTGGTTCTACTATGATTGAAGAAAAGAAAGAAGAAGAGAAGAAAACTAAAAAAGGTTATGTTCCTACAATACAAGAACGTTTAGAAGAAGCCGCCGAAGAAAAAATTGAAGACATAGAAACTTGGATTGATGAGTTTTTAATTGATCCACAGAAGAACAAACTCAAAGACAAAAACATTCTGCAAACTCTCAAACGTGTAGGCACTAACTTAGGACATGTTAGATTCATGCGTAAATGGTACACAGGTCCATTAGAAGAATATCGTGAACTAGATAATCTTCCACCACCTGCTAAACGTGATGAAATGCAAAAGCAATTAGAAGAAGGCTATGATCATCTAAACAAAGCACAACGTAAAGATGCATTAGCATTTTATGAACGTATGTTTCAAGCATTTGATATTATGTTAGCTGAAAATAAACATACTAGAATAGTACGTAAGCCAAAACAAAAAACTGCGGCCGAACAAGTAAAGAAACTAAAGTACAAAGTATATGACAGTGACTTTGGTATTACTAGTAAAGAACCAGCTGAAATTATTGACTCAACAATGTTGGTTGTGTTTAACTGCAAAACACGAAAAATTGGTATTTACTATCCAGAGGCACATGCAACTCTTAAAGTAAAAGGTACAACTATACAGTTCTTTGATCCAGAACGTAGTGTGCAAAAAACTATACGTAAGCCACAAGAGGTATTAGCTCAGTGGAAAAAGATTACAAAGCACAAAGTACCTAAACAATTTGAAATCCTTAAAACAACTGAAACTAAACTTAACGGTAGATTTAATCCTGAGACAATAATACTGCAAGTATTCAAATAAATACTTGTATGAAATTTTGGGAATTTACTGAAGCAAAAGTTGAACCTGATTGGCAATTTATAGCAGATTTAGAACCTGCTATAGATGATGCTTTGGCAGATTACCAAGAATTTCT